GCACTTAGACACCCAAGATCAGACCAACAGTTAGTAATGATAGATTATTTATAATCCGTCGAAACCTGCGGTGGCGTAACAACTGACTGAACTAGGCTGTCGCCTTGACCTAGTTCCTATTATAGAGTGTTATCAGGGTATCGTCATAGGACGCTATGACTATGCGGGCCTAACTGTGCGAGGAACAGGTCCTAATATAACTGCTAGTCGCTTGCCAGAGGAAGCACCTTTGTTGGCAAATGGGCACGATAACATTCTATAATAGTAATTTTCATATATTAGCGTTCTGTAACTCAAGAGGCAGAGAGCCTGGTAATACTCAGGTGTCGTGTAGATTTCAAGTATCTATCAGAGTGCTAATATATGGGAGAGTACGGGTGATATGTAGGGGTTTCTCTAAGCCCCGATGATTGGAATTCCTAAGCTAGCGAACAACTAGCCCCATAACCAATCCTTCTGATGAGCTTGTGAAATTCAAGCGAAACTCTAACCTAACCCCCAGCTAGGGTCTTACCCTTTCAACCTAGCTGGGGGCGTTATGAGTCAAGGAATAAAAAAGATAGCCGTGTTGCCACTTATAATATTGCGTCGCCGCTGGAACTAATTCCTACTTAGCCCTGTAAGAGTCATTCTTACGGGGCTTTGTTTTTACTTATTCAAAGGACATAAAATTAAAAAAATAATATTTTTTATTGATCCCGAATGGGCGCTTGGTACTGTGCATTACGAGTTAATTAAATATTTATTTCAACAAAATATTAATGCTAACGTACTAAGTTGGAATAACAATAACTATACTACAACAGAAATACAAGAATTAAGTAATAGTATTGACTACTTTGTTTCCGCCCCTACAGGTATAGCCAAATTAATTGATGGTTATGGTATACCGGCAAATAAATGTATCGCTATTGCACACGCCTTAGTAGACCTAGAGCACTTGTCATGGTTTTCCTATGATAATATAATAAATTTACACTCTTATTGTGTAGTCAGTGACTGGTTACTACAAAAGAGTTTAGAGAGTAGTATACCTAGAATCCCTCAGGTTACACCAATTGGCATAAATTATCATTCTTTTTACGCAGAACCTAATAATAGTTTAACTACAGTAGGGTATGGCGGAGCATTTATAGCTAGAAACGATGATAGGTTAATTAATTTAGGTTACTCAAATCAGCCCGCTATTAGAAAACGGTCTTATTTAGTACAAGAAGTAGCCGAACAAGTTAATCTTAATTTTTTAGTAGCCCAACAATACCATAATAGCTGGGTAACTATGCCAGGCTTTTATAAAGCAGTAGATGCAGTAATTATAGCAAGTACTGAAGAAGGCGCAGGATTACCTGCTTTAGAGGCTAGTGCCGCAGGTAAATTAGTTATAAGTACTCCTGTTGGAATATGGATGAATAACCTGAATTCTAGTGAGCATACAGTTTCAATAGAAGAAAAAGCATTCTTAAAAGAAACAGCAGAATTATTAAATTACTATAAAAATAATAATAAAGCCTATAATCGTAAATGCTTAGAAACACAAGAGTATGCTAAAAGATACGACTGGTCACAGGTTATTGATAAGTGGGTAAGAGCGATAAATTAAACCATAAAAATTTTAGCTGTTGACATAAAATGCTGCAAATGGTATAATAAGGCAAAATAAAGGTCTACCTATGAGTTCTTCTTATACCTATGTCAAAGAGTTAGAGTTATTAATTTTGGATAAATTATTGCCTATTTATGAGAAACATCAGAAATCTCAAGGAGTAATAAATCCATTATCTGGAATAAATCTTGATTTATTAAGTCAGATAAAAGCTAAGAAAAAACTCCCTGCGCTCCTTAGGGCTAAGGAAAAACACACTTGACCTGGCGAGAGAATTCAAGTATAATTACTTATTGCGCGGAATTTGGCGTTGTCCGCGTTTATTTAAATTAATCATAACTGTCTACAATTCATCATCGAAGCAAGGCTCTGCACAGCCCAGCGGGACAGACTGAATGTAGTATAGTAAGTCTTTTTGCAGAAAGCATATACGGTAATTTCTTTTAGGAGAGATTACTATAGTACTCATAAGAGTTCTATATTAATCTTTATATTATTATGATAACAACTACAACAATACCTAATATAACCCCTGCAGAGCTAAAGGCTCTTTGGCCGGATCATCCAGCACACGTTACTACTAGTACAGATAGTATTAATATAATAACTTCTGACCCTAATTCGTGGCCATGGCCAACAATGCAGGACTCTATTACAACTAGTGGCGGGCCTGATACAATTACCCTAACCGATTCCTATTCACATGAATGGAACCGCTTAGCAGTAGACCTTAATACTCCTCCACAGGACTCTACCCTTCAAGTCCTAGACGAGCGTGCAAAAAATTACGGCAAATTTTCAGGTATTGGACAACTTACCCAGACTTTTAAATCAATCCTTCGTGACGCTCCCTCGTGGGAAGGTATGCAACCTGATCAAAAGGAAAGCCTGGAAATGATAGTGCATAAGCTGGCCCGAATTCTTAACGGAAACCCTGACTACGCAGATAGTTGGGTTGATATTGCTGGGTACGCACGATTAGTATCAGAACGCTTAGAGTCAGGCGTAGAAAGATAAACTTGATTTAGTAGTTAAATCTATTTATAATAGAGACTATGTTTAATCAAAATCAAAAACGCGTTGGCTTTGCGTGTAAAATTCAGAGCAAAGAATCTACCGATCTAGCCAGTTGTCAGACCAAAGGTACGACAATTACCTGGTTAGCTCGCCAAACTAAGGATGCTGCAGTAGAACGCTTGTGGACCTTAATGCAGACTAATATAGCTGCTCTTAACGCGCAAGCTGATTGGGTGGCCGAACAGCCTTCAGGACTCAAGATGTTTCGCCTAAGCAGCGATCTCTTAACTGCCTACTCTCACGATGACTGGATGTGGTTCTACTTTCAATCAGATGTAGTAGAGTTCTTGGAAAAGAATCTATCTAAGATCGGTGACAAGTTCCGTGCAGCAGATGTGCGTGTTAGCTTTCATCCAGGCCAGTTCTGTGTGCTTGCTTCAGATAATCCAGGTGTAGTCGAGAACTCAATTACCGAGTTCGAGTATCATGCTGATCTTATTCGCTACATGGGCTATGGTAAAAAGTTTCAAGATTTTAAATGCAATGTACATATCGGCGGTAAACAAGGCCCTAAGGGTATTATCTCAGCCCTACAAAGACTAACACCCGAAGCACGCAACTGTTTAACCATTGAGAATGCAGAGTTTACATGGGGCATTGACCACTCCTTGGAGTTAGCAGACCACTGTGCCCTAGTCTTAGACATTCATCACCACTGGATTCACTCAGGAGAATACATTGAACCCAGTAACCCTAAGTTTAAGCGGATTGTAGAATCATGGCGCGGTGTCCGACCAGTCATTCACTACTCAGTTAGTCGTGAAGATGTAATACCTGATCACTGTCAGCAGACTCGTCCTGACTTAAAAGAACTTAAATCAATGGGATTTACAGCAGCTAAATTGCGTGCTCACTCAGAGTTCTACTGGAATCAGGAAGTAAATCAGTGGGCAGGAAGTTTCTTAGACTATGCCGACATTATGTGTGAGTCTAAGCAGAAGAATACAGCCTCCAAACAATTTGCCAAAGAAGTAGGTCATGTATAATATACTACAAGTTATAGTGGGTATTTATTTATTTGAAATACTTACAGCTATAGTAATAGCTATATGGTTTCACTATAGAGGTTATTAACATGATACACATATATGCAAACTTAGATAATCCATTTGGAGAACATGACTTTCACCAATTGGGTAGTTATGCTAAAAAGATTACCACAAATAAGTCACTAGAACTTGAACATAGTTTCTACTTAGGAATACTATTTGCACTAGATTTTCAATTCAATCTCAAGCAAGATCATGGCGGATTAAGGATACATTTGGGCCTCTTAGGTTACAATGTTGACTTTGCAATTCGCGATAACAGACACTGGGACTATGATATGAATGACTGGCAGTAGTTCAATGGACAGAACAGTAGCCTTCTAAGCTATCAATCCAGGTTCGATTCCTGGTTGCCGGACCAAATTATTAACTTGAAGTCTAAACTAAAATAGTTTATAATAAATCTTTTAAGGATAGTTATGGCTGGATATTCAAGAGAGTTTTTAATTGATGCTTTTGTTAGCCGTTATGAAGTATTAGGTAATACTATTGCAGGCGTTCAAAAAGCATTAGCAGAACAGTTATACGATGAAGTTGGTAAAGATAAATTCCGTGTGTATGCATCACTTGATGCAGATGCCTTAAAAGAATTTAAATCAGCAACTGGTCGTAAAGGATAATTAATTATCTAAGATGTACACAGCGTACCACCTCGCCACTTGGCAATATTAATTGCGAAGACTATAAATATTAGGGCGCATCGTACATCTTAGATTTATTTTGGAGACGTGTGCCGAATTGGTTGAAGGCAAGGGACTGTAAATCCCCCACATAAGAAACGCTGTAGGTTCGAGTCCTACCGGCTCCACCATTATCTTTGAAATCATTAGTAGTAGTGCTTTCAAAAATAATGCCCCCTTGGCGGAATTGGTAAACGCACCAGATTTAGGTTCTGGCATCGAAAGGTTTGAGAGTTCGAGTCTCTTGGGGGGCACCAAGTTTAACACGGCCTTCTTCTATTGCCTTCGGGGATAGCTTGAGGGTTCTTCTCGGAGTGTAGCGCAGCCTGGTAGCGCACCTGCTTTGGGAGCAGGGGGTCCAAGGTTCGAATCCTTGTACTCCGACCAATAAAGAAAGAGGACTACTATGTTAGTAGATAATATGAAAACCCTTATAGGGTCAACCTTTAGCCTTTACATTAAAGCTGCTAATTTTCATTGGAACATTGAAGGGGAAGATTTTCCTCAATATCATGCTTTCCTAGATAATTATTATAATGATGTTTATGGTACAATTGATCAAGTTGCCGAATATATTCGTGCCCTAGATAGTTATACACCAGCAAGTTTAAAGCGTTTTC